TCAATAGCCTTGAGCGTGATCCATTGCTTTATAGAACTGACTCTCTGCTAGATCATCTTTAATTTGTAGGTATATCTGGACCGTGGATAGATCGCGATGGCCAAGTAATTTTTGTATTGTCATAAGATCACAACCAGCTATTAGTAGACGCACTGCAAAACTATGTCTTAATTGATGAGGTGTTATATGAATATCTGCATATTTCTTAAATGCTCGCTGGATCCACACTCTAGCTGTTTTATCGTTTGTATTGAATAGAGGACCAGACAATCGGTTGTAGTCTGTAGCGAATTCATCTATCTTATCTTTTAATCGTTTAGTCAGGAATACTGTACGATCCTTAGAGCCTTTACCCTTTACGTATAAGTTCAATCCGTCTATATCTCTATAGCTAACATTGGCAATCTCTGAAATACGCAATCCAGTGTCGTATGCAAAATCTATTAGCATGTTTATATGCCGCTCTTTCGCGTTATTTGACGTCCTGTTGAGTACTAGTTGTATGACATGATGTTGTATATATCTTGGTCGTGGTTTAGCGTTCTTACGTGACTTAATAAGCTCAGAATTAATACAGTCTAGATTCATATGTTCATTGCACCATTTGAAGAATGCTTTTATTACTCGTTTTGTTGAGTTTGTGGTTGAAGCTGCGTGAGTTTTTCTGTATTCATAAAAATAAAAATCGAGCCATCTAAGCGACAGCTCGGTTATATTGGTTTTATGTAATTCGTCACAGAAATTAACAAATTGTTTAAGACGTACTACTCTAGTAGCTACTGTAGCTGGTGACATATCTTCGACTATTGCTGAATAATGAATAAACTGAAACGCTAGCTCCCTGATATTCTCTGTCTGATAATCTACGTCTAGTACTTCGTCTATCTTCTGTAATTCACTTATTACAGTAGCTCTTGATGTTGTGATTGATAGAATTGGTGCGGTCATTCTTCTCTCCTTAGAGTGACTTAGGTTTAATTTGTAACCTTTACGCCCCAATTGTTCTATTTTACAGATTTTTTAAGTCAATGTAATGCTTTTCATGACATTTATGACATCCTTTAACTATGAAATATGGCGCTGTTGGACCGCTATATTGACGTATTTGACCCTTCATAACGGTAGCAAAATAATCAATCTTGATAATCTGCTTATACGTCTTCCATTCATGATCACAGCCGTTTTTATTCTTACGAAGTAGTCTAAGCTGTTCTCGATCTGCTTTAGCTCTATTAATCCGTTCAATAAGTTTACGTCTAGCTTCTTTAGTGTCAAAACTCATACACCTGCCTTTTTGCATAAATACGTAAATAGTCGTCCTGGAGTTTGTTTTGCTTCTAGTGCAGTTTCCGCTAATTGCCAAACTGTAGCTTCTGGTAATTTCCAGAACACTTTACAGTAAAATGCGAAGTATTGTTCATTCCCGAACATCTGGCACAATCTAGTCGCCATATTCTCTATCTGCTTAGATTTAGCATACTTATCACGACTAATATTAGTATTAGAATTAGAATTATAGTTTCTATGAAACTTTTTTGCATTAGCATTAGAATTAATATTAGTGGTTTTCACCTCTGTTAACCCTCCAAATTTTGAGCCAACAGCTAACTAGCACCATTGCTAGCTCTGGCGTTTTACATTTCCGAGGAGTTTTCCACAAGTCCGTAGTGCTAAGGGCTTGACAGAAAAATCCTATTTTTTAGTATTTCAGGGCAAAATAAAGCGGCCCCAATCGAAAGAAAACCTTTTTTCAATCGATAGAGGCCGGCAATCTGAAATTGATACTTCTATCCTAGCAAATATTTTACATATAGTCAACTACTGACTTGCAGATGACATCTTACCAAATGAAAAAGCTACCGGGCTTGCAAACACAGTAGCTTAGTCAAAGGTAGAGTTTTTCAACTGTTCGGGATTTCCGAACTGTTCAGTTGTTCGGGATTTCCGAATTACTCAACAGCTTCTTTCATCTGCCTTACTAGGTCTAGAATAATAGTCTTAGCCGCTGATAATCCAGCTGCGATTGCAGATAATGCAGTAGCCAGCGTTAAGGCGTACAATTCGTGCCAGCTAGCTGCGAATAGTAGATTTACTAAGTTTACGCCCGCAAGTAGAAATGTCGCGATAAACGTCTGTAAGAACGTCCATCCAGCACGAATAGCTACGTCTTTATAGTTGATATTCTTTAATGCTTCTAGTGATTTCATATCTCCTCCTATTATTTTTCCTCAGTACCGTACACGCCGCGAGATTCACGCTCAACCTTACGATTAGCCAGCCACATAATAGCTTCCTCAATTTTCGTAAGGGCTAAACTGTTTTCACGACAAGGCAATCCTCGGTTGTAGTCTGCTAGTTTTGCGTAAGTTACAATAAGCAAGTCCTCAATAAATACACCATTGCGTTCTGTAGTAGCTGTGCCGCCAGTTTGAAACTTTATCTTTAATACCTCTTTACCGCCGATATTAAGAGAAACTTCGTCGCCTGGCGTGCCGCGATTCAGTTCATTGTGCAATTCTTCTAATGCATTATATTTTAGTGTTTCCATATTTCCTCCTTATTTCTTAAACTTAAAAATACTCATCAGAAAATCGATAATCTTCTCTAATAGGCTTTTATTCTTAGCGATATCTTGACTTAATTTAGCGATAGACCTCATCACGTCTTCGTTGGTTGGTTGTGGTGCTACAGGTGCAACTTTTGGTTGGTCTTTGGCTTCAATCTTCACGGTAGGTGTAACTACTACAGGGCGTTTCTCTGGACGTGGTGTGCCTGCATCTCCATTTGCTAATTCACGTACTCGTTCCGCTAATACCCAAATACCGTCATCTGCCATTTTCAGTTGTAGGTAGCGTTTGTTGTTTTCGGTAGTTTCGTCTAATATCTCTGTACTACCAACGATTCGGAAGTAATCTCCTGTATTTATCTCACCATCCAGTAAATAGCCGTCTTTATCTGTCCTTACTGCTACAGAAACAGGTACACCGTTATCTTCCCAGTCGAACTCATCAATCAATCGGTTACACCTAATCTGTCGTAAGTCAAATACAGTCGCTACTTCATCTGCATAATACACTTCAGGCAGTGCTACACGTTTAGTTTCTTTTGGTTTACCTACATATCGATAAAATGCATATGGTGGATAACCAGATGCACTCCAGAGCCAGTCGTGGTTGTCTATTACAATACCTGCTTGATAGCGACAGTTAATTACGTTATCTGCGTCGACAAACATTCCTGTATGACCCAACGCACCGCCCGAATTGCCACGAATTCCCCAGATAAAGATATCGCCACGTTGCGTGTCTGCTTCGCCGTTAGCGTCTTCAGGTAGTCGCACCCAGCCATTCTTCTCTAGAGCATCGAATAAGGTGTCTGTATTGCCAATCCAATAGCTTGCAGGTAAAAGACTCGCTTCTTTTAATGCGTGATATACAGAGCTTGAACAGTCGTATGAATCTGGACCATTCCGATTCTCCATTGAATAAGAAACCCGACCTTTACGTGCGTAGAACCAAGCTAGTGTTTTTTCTATCATTTTGTTACCTCCTTTACTTTTTCTATTACTTCAACTGGTGTTCTATCTTGAATAAAATGGGTAAATTGAGTAAGCAAAAAGAGCCCTACTGCACCTATGAGTACGGTTAGACCTGTGTATTTGATGATTACGCCTACGAATTTCTTTTCGCCAGTAACGATAGCTTTTATGAAGACGTTGCCATCTAGTGTATCGTTATGGTATTGAATTGCTTTGATATTCTTTTCAATATCATTTATTTTTCCATCTACATATTTATTTCGCTCTATATATACAGACTCACTTACTAACCCGTCTAGTTTGGCTAATATTTGAGCTAATGATGGTTCTGCTACTTTTTCATTGAACACCTCTAGTTTGACTAGGCGTTCACTTAGGTCTGTGTTTGATCCTGGCATATAAAAAACGGAAGCCTTTCGTCTTTATACGTGCTTCCGTTTCTTGAGATCACACTGGTTAATTTATAGTACTATTTTACCATTTATATATTGGTCAGACAAGATAGACTTTACGACTATGCCACTTGCGGAAAAAGTAAAAGTAAAGCGCAATGACACGACTACCGATAAGCCTGTGAACGTGCAGTGTGGCTGCGCCAGGATATTAGTATCTGCTAATGCCTCTGAAGCTATCGCCAATATACAATTTCCAAAACAGTTTAAGAGCGGTACGTTCCCTGTAGTGGTCTGTACATTTGCTGGATATACCCCCAACTCGGGCGACGCTTGGACAGACACTCCGCTCGATACGTGGGGTGGTGCGTCAATGAGTGCATTAAAGATTACTAATTCATCATTTAAGGCAACTATCCGTCGTTTTGACGGAGCGTGGCTAAATGGTGTGTATTACTTTAACTGGATAGCAATAGGCTAGATTATTCCTACTAGTCGCATACTGAATTCACTGAGTGCACTCTCGCCACCATAATTACGCTGGTCGCTACAGAATGCTCGTATATTGATTTCATCATTCTTTTTTAAGAGTAAGTCGACAGACAAACTTGGTCGTGGCAAATGACGGTCGTTATCAGTACCTCGAGAGCGATTAGATTCTTTAATCATTGTGCCGTTCTTATATATGCTTATATATGCGGTATATTGAGAGAAGAAACCAGTTTGTGCTATACCTGTTCTTGCGTCGATATGGTAAACACCGTCTTTAGGGACTTTAGCCGTGAATGTCTTAGTGTCATACATTTTTGCGGTATCGTAGACTACACTGTCGTATTTTACGATAGTAGGCTGATTTTGCGGCAGCACTTCCCATTTAGATGTAGTAGCGGAAAACATTGGCATAGTCGTAAAGTCTATCTTGTCGGCTGTAATAGACTTTTCTTTGATTGATTCAGCAGTAATACTATCTTTGGCTATATTCTCAGCCCCTACAGCACCTTTTTTTAGAGAACCGTCGCTTTTATGAGATTCTAGCATTGCCTCGGCTAGGTCTTGCGCCCAGCTAGCAGTAGGACCAGCTTGAACAATATCTCCAACTAAGTTGCCGTCATCTATTGCGTTATTCTGGATTTGTAAACTAATAATCTGACCAGTAGCCTTATTTGCCATACCCTTCCAGTCTCTCTGGCTACCTGGGACCACTTTACCAGTTGAGTCTACCCTGTATGTCATAAAATGCACAGCAGTATCTTCAGTCCAACCAGTTAAACTATCTACAGATAGAGTATCAGAGTTTGCAGGTCGTGGGGTAACTACTCGTGCTACGTTAGGATTGCTACCGTCTTTTACTTTTGTAATTTTGTCACTAACACTTGCCATTTTATTATTCCTCCTTTAGCTTTGGTCTTTCGTGCCAATATTTACGTATTCAAATACCACTCTTGATATGCTGTAACTTACGCCAGGGTCTGATGAACTCCAGCCGTATTGCACCCAGTGAGCGTCTTCATCCACCTCCAGCTCTACTTCTTCGCTGGCAGAGTTAAAGGTTTCAGGCACACCCTTCACCTCGCTCCATCCAATAGAGCTCCAACCAACGCCTGGCTCGCTCCATCCAGTACGACTTGAAGACGCTCCGAAAAATCTTGTCTCTGTAAATGTCTGTAATCCATCTTCTGTTTTAATAGTGGCGGTAAGATTAATACGACCTTGAGGCCTGAGCAGTACAAATACCACCTTGAGTACACGCGCCCAGTCCCTTCCAGTTTCTTCAAATCGCAATTGACCGCTTTGTGCGCTAGTGTTAAACGGCTTTCCATCGTCGACTGTAGTTGCACCCTTAGACAGCTCGACTATCTTGTTTCCTTGAACTATTAAGAAGTGAGTTATACCTGAGTTATCGTTATACAGTGTCATCCAGTCAGCACGAATACTCCACGGTTTCATCCACGCACCTCTACGGTCAGTGTCGTAAATCCATATCTGGTTGTTGTAGTCAGCGGCAACAGGTAATGCCCAATACACGCGACCTTCAAATGCTAGACCTACGGCTTTTTCTATAGCTTTACTGTTTAGGTTGCTAATAGCATCTTGAATAGTGTTAGTAATTCGTCTTGTAGATAGGACGTTCTGTAATTGTGGTAGAGTTCCTGTAGTATTAAATCCGCCACGACTTGGATATAGTAGGTCGTTATTGTAAATGACTACAGCGTCAGGGCTATCTGTACCGTCAGCACCAGTATCTTCTTGTACTTGCCAGACTGTAATAGTATCTTCACCGTAAGTAATATTTGTTGGTGTAATATAGAATCGTTTACCAGTACCGTTTGTACCGTTTGCTAGGACCGTCACTTTAGGATCGCCTTTACCATCGCGATATGGTCGTACTGCAAATGGCACCTCCTTGGTACCATTTCCTACTGGCGTATATCCACCGCCATATCCAGGTGAGAAGTCTAGCTCATGACCATAATCACCACCACGCCATACATAGAATAGATTGTCTTTATCGCCAGTCATCCATATACGCCCATTGACTACATCGGCTCGTGTTGCTTTTGGACCAGCCGTGTTATTGTCTTTTGGTAGAGGTACTGACATGTCTAGACTACGCGATCCATTATCTACAAATACTGTCTGATCCATTGGCAGTGCGGCAGCTAGACGGTAAAGTGTAGGCTCTCCGCCACCGTCAACACCAACACCACAATAAATATTCCACGACTTAGCTTCTGTACTATCTGGACGCTTGACTGATAGGTTATGTTTTTCACCGTTCCACATATCTCGGTCTGTAGAGATAGCTTGAGATAATAGAGGCGATCCTGCGGTTTCACCAACAGTAGAGTTAAAGGTAACTGCATAAAACACCTTAAATCCTGTACCAGTTAGCCCTACGTTTTTATCTAGTATTGGCTTTGCTGGATCTGATATTTTCTGAAATGCTACAATCTTCTTTGTTGGTATATCCAAGTAGCTAAGAGTATCTTCTCCATTCATGACTAGAAGATTGTTGCGTATTTGCTTGAAATGACCGCGGGCGGATTCGTGATATTCTTTACCTTCTACAACTTGCCATGCTAGGTCTTCACCTTTAGCTATACATAGCTTTGTTTTGCCATTTATTCTTTGAAGACAAGCTAGCCAGTTTACGGATCCGTCTTTTGTAGTGCTACGAAATTCAGCCAATTCACCTAAGACTGTTCCTAGTGGCTGGGGACCATATTTAGCAGTACCATGTCGCACGGTAATGACAGAGTCCTGATCCAATATCATATTCTCAGATGACCTTAGGCCTCTTAGCGGTGAGCGACCATCATCAAATGCAGTAACCACGCCGTTTGTCCAATCTTCAACCGACAGCCGCTGTATTTTTGGTGCTTTAGTATTGCTAGGGGGTTTTAGCATATGTCAGACACTCCTGGAATCATACTTAGAGGTGCATATCTAGCTTGACTAGCATTATTCTCTATCATTTTTTCCATCAGCTGGTTAGCTTCATTGATGAGATTACCGTATTGGTTCTGTAAAAGAATGTCGTTGCGAGCATATTCAGCCGCGCACATCACCACCAGCCACATTGGATTGTCTACTGGGACCATATCACTTGGACTTGTCAGCAGTGGGGCGCGTAAATATACAGGTATTGTTATTTGACCTCCAAGTACTGGGTCATCACTTCGTATAGGATCAATAAACACCAGCTTATTACCAGAGATAGTGCAACAGTCTTGTCCCTTATACATTCCCGCTTGCTCTGGTGGTACTGTAGTGTATTCTTTAATCTGATTGTCTTTTTTGACCTTTATAGTATCGCCGTATACGTTGCTTACCTTAGCAACCTTAGTAAAGTCAATTTCATATTCCTGATTCGTCGATAGTGTTCCGATATCGTAATTAGGGTCATATAAAGACTGCCAATCAACATTAGGTTCACTTTGCCATACAGGGATATACATGTTAGCAATACCTAGTATTTTCTGGTATTTCTTGTCTGTTTCTGGTAGGTTGCGCACCTTACCAGTAGCTTTCAGCATGACTGCCGATATAAGTTGCGTAGTGTTCATGGCGTTTTTCCTAAATTAAAAACACGGAGCCGGCTTATTATTGCCAGACGCTCCGTGTTCTTTAGGTCACGCTGTTTTCTGCTTATATTATATCATAATTATCACTATTATGCTTTCTTAATGCGGATTCGCGTGTTTTTACTGGTGCTTGCACCATTCCACTTTTTTAATGTATTAGTTATCTGTTTTTGAGTGTTAGTCTTGCTTATTAGGTTTTGTCCGATTTGGTTTATACTTGTGTTTTTTGCGGATGATTCGTTAGCTTTTGGCGCAGAAGATGTTAGGCCCATGCTCTTAGCGGTTGCAGAAGCTAATGGAGATGTGCTACCACCGCCGCTTGACCTACCACCTCTTCGTCCTCTACCTCTTCCGCTTCCGCTGCCTGAGCGTCCAGAGCCACCTGAGGTATCTTTGGTTATCTTATTGCCGTCAGTGTCAAACTGAGTAGCATTAAGGGCACGTGCTTCCTGTTTAGTGATGTAACCTTCTGCACGTAGCTTATTGATTACACCGTTCTTAGCAAACATTTGTCCTGTAATACTCTTTCGTCGACCATTGGCTAGTTCTTGTATTAGATCCTCGTGTGATGATTCTTGAGCCTTTTGACGCCAGTAATTGTCCATCAGACTTACTTCGTTATGAGATGTCATCGCACCGTACTCAATTTGATCCTTTGTATATCCAGATTCTTTGTAGTAGCGCTCTTTTACCCAGTCTGGCAAGTCTTTGTATTTACCAGTCATCATATTGACGGCAGTTTTAGCTTTATCTACCTTTTCTGTACCGTTCTGTAGTTTATTTAATGTTGCATTGAATGAAGTAAACTCTTTTTTAATAGTTGATGTTTTATCAATATCATACGCCTTCATCCAGTTGCGATAAGCTTCATCACCTTGTCCTTGAGATTGAGCAAGCTTTTTGTATACACCTTTTTCTACGTTACCATTCTTGTTTACTAGTAATCCGCCTTGGAATGTATAGTCGCCCTTCTTTAGTTTCTTCTTAATTGAAGCGGCTTCTTTCTTGCTTAGTCCTCGTAGGTCTATTTGATTATCTGTTGCTTGTTTTTGTTGTGGATTATTGTTGGTTGGCATGTTTATTTGCATACCATTAGACGCGTTAGCAACTAGACCACCAGTCTTAAATAGATTGACCCACGAATTCTTTCCTTCTTCTACTTGCACTGGCATTAGCGCATTTTTACCGAATAGAGCACCTTGGACAAGATTGAATGGATTATCTTTTTCAAACTCAACCTTTGTCTCACCATTGCCGTCTTTTACTTCGCCAGAGTGAGCTGCCGCAATACCCTGAATAGTTTTCTTTAATTGGCTACCTGCTGGCAATTGACCTAGGATGTTGTACATAGCGTCTTTAGTTTTTGCTTCTGCCTTATCGTCATCACCATCTTCACGTGCTTTAGCTGCCTCGTCCAATTTGCCCTTAGTGTCAATCAATTTACGAGGTAAATCAACAACTGGTATCGTACCGTCGTAACGTCCTAAATTACTCTCTTTGCCGAATAGCTTCTTGCGATCGTCTTTTGTCGTTGCAGCATTAACCATAGCTGTAGCTATAGGTGCGGCTGTAACTGCCTGGCCAGCTACTTTTTGGATTGTACGCTCTAGCTTAGCTTGTACCGAATTATCTTTATCGTCATCATCGCCACCACTTAGCCAGTCGCCTACAATCTCAATCAGTGTACCTAATGGATCAACCCCTGGCTTATTTCCAGTTAGCGCTTCTATCGCACTATATGCAATTGCCGTATTAACAGCAAGTGCCGCCCTTTGTTTATTAGACATCTGGTTCCATACATAACGGTTCTGTTGTGTCACTTCTCGCGTGAACTGTAAGAATGATGCAGGCAATAGCCTATTGTATGCCCGTGGGGTACTTATCTGGTCGCGTAAGGTCACCGTGTCATTAATGAATCGTTCTGCGTATCTAACTGCATCTGCGTCACTTAGTCCATTATTGATTGCCTGATTATATTTAGCTAAGAAGGTGTATTCAATAACGCCCCTTTCAACTACTTCCATAGGAATACCAGCAGTCTTCATGGTCTTTTCAAACTTGGTATCATCTGTCAGATTGTCGTCTGCATACCTTAGGGCTAGAGCGTCAGACTTCTGTAGTATAGCTTTGCGGTTTTTTAGCTTAAATGCCTGTATTAATGCTTTCGGGTTAGTTGTAGAGAATAGAGCAGGTAGTGATGCCGTTTGAGCTACTACTGAATTCATATTGCCGACGATCTTAGATAGTGCCGCCTGCTTCATTAATGCCCTACCAGTTGCATCTGCGAATTTTCGCATTTTACTTGGCTCTGTATCGTTTACGACTCGTTGGAATGGGTCTGTCTTTCCAGCTAGTCGGTTTGCGTGTTCTTGGACAAATCCGACAAATTGAGTCAGTCCGTTTGCGCTATCAGACATCAGCTTCATAAAGTTTACGTCATTAAGCATCTTATCTAGACTTTCAGACATATTGTTGGTGGTTTCTTTTAGACTATTTATATCTTTTGCGTCTAACTTTTCTACACCAACCTTGTCGGCTTTTCTAGCCAGACGATTAAGTTCTTGTATACCGTCTATTTTTCGACCAATTGCACGTTCTAGTCCGTATAGTTTATTTCTTACTTGTGTTAGCTCTTCAGCATTAACATTGCCAGAAGCAGCCGAATTATACAGGGCGTCTACTCTATCAGCTAGCTTTTGTATACCGCTAGTACCCTTACCTGCAAATTCTTGTCGTGCTTCGCTAGCTGCGCGCACTGCTACTTCCAGCGAGCGGTTCATTGTAATAGCATCTGTCATATGAATGTTATGTAGAGCTATCTTGCTGTATTCCATTAGTGGCGTAAATGGATCTGTTGGCTTTACGTCACCTACACGTTGCATAGCGAATTGATTAAACTTTTGGCTTGGCTTGAATAGTCCTGTACGACCTGCCAGTTTAGACGGCAGTGATTGACGAGATTCAGTAGCCACATCTCCGCCAGATAATAGATTCTTAGCACCGCCATACATAGCCGCGATAGATCCCTTGCCAGACTGCATTTCTCCTAGGTGCGTGATATAGTCTTTACGCTCCATAATTGGGTCTTTACCTAACTCTACCCTTTTTTCGTTCAGTCGAGCTAGTAAGTTCTTATATACAGCACGTAAGAAGCTGTTGTATTGATCCAGAGCTTCGGCGGCACTCTTTCCGTAAACTTCTTCAAATACTTTCAAGCGTTCATCATATGATGGTGATTTTTCGCCACGTTTTGGTCGCGATGGTTCAATTACATATACGGCGTCTTGTAGCATTTGGCGCTTTAGTGGACCGTGTTTTTTAGCTTGTTTTAGCAAGTTTTTGCGATAATCTTTTATCTGTTCACCGATAGCGTTGCCTTCTTTTACTGCGGCGGCGTTAGCTTGACGAGGTGTTTCAGACATAATATTCAGTAATGCCTCTTTGGTTTTATTGCCACCCTTCTTAAAGTAGTCAAGGCTATTGCTTCGCCTTAATGAGCCTGTTATACGGTCTATTATTCCTTCAGTAGTCCATGTTTGACCTGCACCAAAGCGCATTTCCTTGATCTTACTGAAGTCGACATCGTGCATATTCAGGTTCATCTTCTTTTTACCTGCATATATAGTTACGTTGCCATCAGGTGTCATCTCAATATAGTTACCTAGAATTTGACCAGTTTGTGCGTCCACTACTCTACCAGACTCTATATAGTGTTTGTCTGGATCGAATGTAACTAGTTTATCGCTTGGACGATATGCCTTTTTGTCTCCAGTTTGCATATAACCATCAAAAGCACTCACTAGTTCAGCATTTACACCCTTAGAGTTTTCTCTCCAGATGTATTGAATAGCTAGACCGTCATCAAATGCACGCTTAGCTTCATCATTGACTGCCTTATCTGATCTAATATCGTCTATGAATTTCTTCTGTAGTGGTGAAGTTACTCTTGGCGCTTCAGCGCCTGTTCGTTGCCATTTACCAAAGATATTTCTGTATTCATAGAATGAATGGTATGCACCCTTCTCATCCTTATAAATCATCTGTCGTGTATTGTGGGTAGCTGTATTTGCAGTAGTTGTAGGTGCTGGGACCGCGTGTTCCGCTCCAGGTAGTTTAATCTTTTCTTTTACTTCTGGTGCTATTTCGTCTATTGGGCGTAATCGTCCATTTTCATCTAACATACTACCAGCGCGGGCGTTGGTGTTTAGTAGCGCCCTTTCTCCAGTGATATCATAGCCCTTCTGCTCGGCTAGTTTAGCAAATTGTTTTGCAACGGCTTTTTCATCAATACCAGTAGCTACACTAGCATTATGTACTATATCTGCTATTTTGTGCCTTGGACCTTCATCTAATCCTCTATTTAGTATTTCTCCTAATGCCTGCTGCTTTTCAATTCGCTCTTTTTCTGCCTTAGCCTCTTCAGCACGTCGTTCTTTTTCTGCCTTCGCTTCTTCTATTTTCTTTTGCTTCTCAGCCTCTACCTTAGCTTCTTCTGCGTGTCGCTCCGCAATCATCTTCTGGGCTTCTTTAATGACGTCTGGATCCCTACGCCATTCTGCCAATAGGGTCTTTCTCTCTCTTTCTGCGCGTCGCGCTTCAGCTACTCGCTTAATTTCATCGATAAATGCGTCGATATCATCATACCCCATCTCCTGAGCAACCGTATCGATATCTCGCTTACCAGTACGGCGTTTATAGTTAGACGGTAGATCTCCAGCCAACTCCTTTCCTAGGTGGTGTCGTAGGTCGTCCACATGCAGGCGTGGGATACTCCACGTCAATCCATGACTTCCGAGGATATTTGTGTCATTATGCTCTAGGAATAGATTCTGGTCTATATTCTCATATATAAACTCGTCTATAGCCTCTCTTAGCTCCCTAGTCATCTTAGGCTTAGGGTTGGCTTCCATCTCATTAATAGTTTCTTGAAGAGGGTGTTGATAACGGTTATCTGTATTGACATTCTCATTTTGATTTGATATAGTAGAGCTAGAAGAATCCCCACTTAAATCCCGGTAATGGGATTCGGGGATTTTTTCTATGCCATTTACGGCGTAGAGAAGCTTTCCCTTACTGTTAATTCCAACATTTAATCTGACCTTATATGTACTCTCGCCCATCTTTACAATGGCTTGTCTGTACTCGAATCCTTCGGCGGCGAACCCATGATTTTTAGTATCAGCGGCGTAGCCTACCTTCTTTGAAATACGCAGTATGTCTGGTAGTTCACCTGCCATCTTTCCCTTGGCAATCAGATCATCAACAGTCTGCCCCGGATCTAAGTATTTATTACGTGTCTTAGCGCTAATTCTAGCCGTACCGTCCTTACCGTAGTCCAGGTCGTAGTTATTGCCTTGAAGGTTTTCTTTGAAATATTCGTTTATTACTCGTGCACGATTTCTAGCGGGAACGCCAGCAAGGATATCGTTTTCTATCACAACAACAGGTGTGCCGTTTCTACTTTGCTGAATACTCATCGTCCTAATCTGCCCATCACCGCCAGGTACTTGTTGTTTGGTTCTAAACTTCCCTGTCTCCATTTGAGCATAGAATTGTTTAATGGCGTCTTGTTTACCGACAAGCCCCATAACAGCTTCAGTAATTCGGTCATATATTGCCAGGACCTTTTGAGGAATACCCAATCTAGTACCTAGGCGTACTTTATCTTCACCATTTAGTCTTCCGTTGTAGTAATCACTGAATCCGTCGGCTAGTTGTTCTTCTGCTAGTAGGTTCAGGTCATTTCCATATTGACTGCCGTATTTGTTTATTAGGTAATCATCTCCATAAGACTCACGGATAGAGTTTAATAAGTCTTGCTTGTTCTCTACTCGGGTAAGTAATTTATGTCCTAATTCGTGGTTTAGAGTATCTTCTGTAAGCTTGTTTAGGTTGATTTGGTCAGTCTTTGGATCGTAGTAACCTAATGCTTTTTTCTGCATTTCATTTTGCCACTCATTGAATACAAGGTTCTCATCGCCCGTTAGCTGTAGGTGACGTGCTAGAAGTTCTTTTGATTGTTGAACTTCCTGTATTTTAGCCTCTGCCTGACGTTTATACCGCATATCTGGACTGTCTGTTGGACTTAGGTTATCGGTGTATTTGATCTGTTCTGGATCTAGAGCTACTATTTCATTACCACGTGCACCTTTGGTTGTGTGTGGAATGATAACGCCATCATATCCTGCATACCTTAAGGCAGATGAGAAGCTGCTTGCGTGAGAGGTTGTTGGATGTATAAAGCCACCAGAATCAGATAAAATATCTGGTGATATTCTTAAATGCTCAGCCAGAGATTCTTTACTGTTAAAATCGCCGAGATTCAGCGGATTTTTAATGTTAAGATGAGTTTTTATTACCCGATCTCCATAGTTTCTGGAGGTTCCTTCGTGATCTGAAAAATAAAAACCAGCACCGTACATCCCAGGGTCAGTAGCACTTCCGATTTTTCTGCGATTAAACTCATCAAAGTCAGACTTTGTGCCATGGTATAAAGTCTTAAGGTTGCCATTTTCGTCTCGGATCTTAGAGTCCTTAAAGAACGCCTCCTGCTCTGGACTTAGTTTATATTTCAATCCGTTCTCATCTATTTCACCGATATGATCTCTGGCGTATATAGCCTGCTCTTGAGCTTTACGTAGGTTAATCATAGCTGGAGCATTTTCACTCATTCCTTGACCACGTAAGTACTCTTCACGTTGGCGTAGACGTGTTATATGTTCGTTGTATGCTCTGACTTGTGCTTCATGCTCTGGATTGAGCTTGTATTTCATTTCTGGGCTAGCTAAGTTCTGTACGTCTTTTGTAGCTTGTTCTATCAGATAGTTTTCTAGTATTCCTGTTGTTTGTTGGCGTGTGGCAACAGCATTTACATCACCGTGCTGAATATCTGACATATTCTGAGTAACGGCTTGTTTTAGTGCTGGGCTAGCGTTAGGTATAGTACTCTCTACTGCTGGGGCTACATTCACCGACTGGATTGGGTGTAATTGATTGTTCTGATTATTAGCTACATTTACTTCTGCCGCTTGCTTGAGTGAGGTGTCGTCCGACGATTGACGTGCTTGACGTTGAGCTATAGCCTCTTTTTCTAGTTTTCCAGTAGCTTCATTTTGATTCATTCGTGCAGTCATTGCACTTGATGGTTGATTGCCAGTCTGTCGCATAGCACCAAAATTAGCCATTCCAGCTGGACCGCCAAGGACCGCACCCATAAGACCGCTCTTAAGGACGCCTTCTTCATATTTACGGTTAGGGTCGTATGTATGCTTAGCAATTGCATTCTCTGCAAATTGTTGGGCGGCTTCTTCCGAACCTTCTGCTATAGCACCTGTTATAAACTTAGTCAGACCTTTTTTGCCAATAGGCGATAAGACCTTGTCTAGCCCAAGCTTCTCTATTCCCGCCTGAACTGCCGCGTTACCATACGCATATGGCAACATCTCACGTGTACTCTTACCCTTAGCATTTGCATTAGTAATAAAGTCCGCCGCATTTTCTACAAACTGACGTGCTACGGGTACAGCACCGCCAGTGGCTACACCTGTACCTATATCTTGAGCTAGTCTTTGGGCGCTTTGACCCGCCTCGTAAGCTGTTGCAACATCCGTGTCATTCTTCTTAAATACGCCTAGGTCTCGATCGTATTGAGCGTTACGTTGTTTACCTTGTTCTACAATATATTTTCGTATTCTGTCATATGATTCATCACCAGTAATGCCATACATGGCGTCTGCGGCAGCTAGAGATAGTTTATCGCCTGAATCGCCAACTGTACGGCCAGCACCGTCAATAGCACCTTTAGCGAAGCTAACCACTGAACGTGTTGGTAAAGTAGCCAGTCCTGCCATCTGTGCAATATTGCTATCACGTCTAGCTTTATCTTCTGATAAATAAGCTCTGTTCTCTGCGTCAATACGTACTTGGCGGTTCTTAGCGATTTCTGGTTCGCTAACACCCCTTGCTCGCATAATATCGTCTAGCTTGTTGTTGCGTATTGCCTGCTCGGTCTTATATTTGTCACTCTCTTGTTTTGCTATATCTAGAGCGGTAGTTAAGTTGTTCTGATTTGGGGTAAATAGAGGATTTCTTCCCGGATTAGCAAAACTTGGAGATATCTGTGGCCTATTCAGTTGTTGAGGTTGTTGAATAGGTTGTGGTGCTGGCTTTGGTTGTTGCTGTTGGACCTGAGGTTTAAGTACTTGAGTAGGGTTGTTTATGGCATTCTGGATTTGAATTTGCTTGTTTTCTTTATTTACCCAATCTTGTTGTCCTTGAGGGGTAAATACCTTAGGGGCGTCATTGATAGTCTTTTCTGGGATTATTGGCTTTGGCTGGTTATTTTGGTTTAGCTGTTGAGTTGCTTGATTAGCCTGTTGAAGGGGATTAGGATTTACTTTTTGCTGAGCTTGGCTGAATATATTAGTACCACCACCTAACCCAGGTGTATTTACACCAGATAGACCATTTAGTCTGTTAATGTTAGGTTGCTGTACCTGCTGTAATGGCTGAGGGCGTGGTTGAACTGGCGCTTGAACTTGTTGCTCTTTACGTCGACGTTCATCATCGCTTACCCAACCCTTACCGCTGAAAAAGTTGCCTACTCTTTGGAAAAAGTCCATTATCTCTAATCCCCTCCTAATTTATTTACAGGTATTGATTCTGTCGTTTACGCTCGTCTTCTTGCTTTAGACGTGTATTGTAGATGTTTAGTGTTGGGTCATTACCTGCTGCTTGTGGATCTGAAACACCAACTGCTGTATCACCTTCTACTTTGTAGCTGTCTAGGTCTTTTGCGTTGTACTGGACCTTATTGCCACTGTATGTATTTTGCTGACGTCCTAGGTTGTCAATTTCGCTTGATAGAGCGTTTGCTCGTCCAAGGTCTGCACGTGCGGCATTAGCGCCATTAGCACCTTGTGCGGCGGCTTTCTGACTCTTCATCTGAGCCAACTGGGTTAATAGGTTCTGGCGTGTAGTTTGAGATGACTGACGTGCGGCGTTATCTTCGTTTGCTTTCCAGTCGTTGAGCTTCTTGTCTTCATCCGCGTAATCATTCTTAAACTGACCCCATGTGGTATCGATTTGCTTTTGGTTCTGTGCGTAAGTCTGTCCTGCGCCTGTTCGCTGCTGGTTAGCTTGGTTCTGAACTGCACGACCTGCTAATTGCATGTCTGAACCTACTGCACCCATACTTCCTAATGAGCGCAATAGTCCTCGTAAGCCAACTGCTGAGCGATCGTTAATGTTATTGATGTTAGTACGTCGCTGTTGCTGGTTCTGGCGCGTCTGGTCGTTGAATTGACCTTCTGCCCTATTCCATGAACTCTTTAATTCGTTCTTTTTGGTGGTGTACTGGTTGTTAATATTGCCTAAGCGTACACCTAATTGATTGTCTATACGTCCTAGTCCATGTTCTAGCTGACCAATACCTTGGTCGTATTCTGCTAACTGAGCAGCACTAGCGCGGTTACCACCGCCCATTCCGCCGCCACCACCGCCTCCTCTGCCTCCGCCGAGGTCGAGGTTGAGGTTCGCGCCACCCTGTTTTTGACTATGTTGCCAGTTAGCATATGAATTCATCCACCATGGATTTACTGAACGGTTGAGGGATGATGCAGTGTAACCGTTTGACTTTTGCTCTCCGACGGTTTGACCTCTATTATTAGTGCCATTACCCATTAGGAAGTAGCCGTTAAGTCCGCCGTCATCTCCAGTGACATTTAGTAGGGCTTGAGCTTCTGCTCGTTTAGTTGCTGATGGGTGGTTGTTTGCGTGATATTGAAGGTACTGACGATATGATTCATTTCCTTGCATAAGAAAAACACTCCTTATTTGTAACTTGGAGTGTTATTGACAAATCTGATGATTTCAGTTATACTGTCGGCGTGAAAAAGACTAAATTTATTCTTGCCGTTTTTGTTGGCATCGCAGTAGTCGTTGGCGCAGTTGCTGCCTATTTATTTGTTGCTCAACGTAATACAGAGATAACAAAGACAACCCCTGTCGTAGAATCGCCTTCGTTTCAAAATCCCAACAAATTATCTAATAGCAAAAAGATAGAACCGCCGACAGAGCTGTCAATACTGAACGCCGTCAATACTGAACGAGCCAAAGTCGGCGTTGCACCATTAAAACTGCACCCAAACTTATCTAAGACCGCTCAAATGAAAGCCGACGACATGATAGCTAGGAATTATCGCGGACACTACATGCCAGACACGAACCAACCGCTTACAGAAGAAATGAGGAGACTTCAAGTTGCCGCTTGCACAAACGCCAGCGAAAACTTGACTTGGAACGATAGCGGAACAGATACAAAGCAATCTATAGATTGGTGGCTTAGTTCACCGCCGCACAAAGCTGCCATGCTCGACCCCAAGTACACCTATACTGGTATTGGCGTCGGGGACGGCAAAGTCGTTGTACAGCATTTTTGTGTAGCACGCTAGAATAACGCTATATACAGAAGAAATATAGACACTGCAATAATGCCGATAAGGGACAGGACCATCCCATAGGTATATTGCATAAAATAGCGAATGGTAAATTCTATCCATTCCCCATTACCAGTTGCATCCTCCGCTAAGTATCCATACTTTTTGAGCTTATAAAATGTTTTTTCTGGTGCTGAATAGCTACATACAAGTGTATATATTACTGTAGCAATAACTAAAGTAAATGGAACAGTAACAAACTCCGTTGGAATACTACTTATACATTTTTGACCAAGCAAAATGAATGCCGGTATAGAAAAGGTACTAGCAGCCAACTGACGCAGAGCGCTCCATGAAAACATCCTTATAGCAACATCGTTATCATCAACTACATATGGCGATGCCAGCGTATATAGCCACATTATTTGTTTCCAGGTTATGACTGAATATACAGAAATAAATGCAGCGGTGCCACAGAAAAGCCACACGTGCCAATCACTCATACAGCCACTCGCTTACTCCACCATGATGTGAACATGCTCCTCTTCCAGTAGCATGTGATTGCCAACCGTCACGGCAGATTGCTCCGACACGATAGTGTGATTGCTGTTGTACTGGTTGTGGTGCAGGTTTAGGTGTACGGACGATAACGTGATTTACAGGTTGAGTTATAACCTCCACCTTATCTTCATACCCTGGCTTGCTTGGTTTACAAATCTTCTTGCTACCAGCTACACCTTGTTGCTTTATAGCTTCAGTGTAGCCATATTGACCTGTTTCACCTTCGTACTGTGTTTCAAACGGTATTTCTTCCGTTCTACAGTCTGAATATGTTACAGGTTGTACTACTGGCGCTATAGTCTGCTGTGGCTGACTATTATTTGCAGCTCCAGCCATACCTGCTACTGCAGCTACGCCAATAACAGCACCAATAGTGCTTTTGATGATTTTGTCCTTAGATACCATTTTAGTAAAGCCTCCCATTTACTTACTAAAGTACCTATAGTATACACACAAATCCCAAATCTCTCAACAACACTCCAAATTGTAAAAATACTATTAAATTGGATAAGAGCTATCGTCTGTTGTCTGGTCACCAAGAGGGCCTAATTCTTCGCTCCATACTGACTTGGGCGGCTTCGTATTTATCTCAAACGATCACCTCAGATTGCTACTTATACAACGCTGCGACGCACGCTTCCTTCTTTTTTGGATGACAACGCGCTCTCGTTTTTTAGAGTCACACTTCGTGCTTAATTGTAAGGTTATTATAGCACAATCTAGAGGTTAGGGCTATCAATTTTAGGTGTACTCTGGTTTTCAATGCGGCGCTGTATTTTTTCAGTATCTTCAGCTGCTGGAAAATCCTCTGGGTTCATACCTTGCTGATTGCGAATAGTCGTTCTAACTGCGTCATTATTATCGTTATTGTCATGAAGTATAGAGTCGTATGATGATATTCCGTAGTTTTCTATATTGGCTGCAGTCATCTCGTTTGCTAATGTTTTACCGGCCAGTACAACATTATGGGCTTTATTTGCCCAAGGCTTGCTTCCAGTGTTTAGTTTCCTTTTCATCTGCTTATTAGTTTTGCCGCCGAAGAAAGACTTATCGCCATCGCTTTTTATTATAGCTAACCCTCTTGGGCTAATACCCGCCTCCATTATACTAGAAGATAGCCTCTTGTCTGATTCAGAAAATTCACGCCGACGCGCAAGTCTATCCATATCCTGATGGTACTTCTCGGCAATTTCTTGTTTGCGCGTTTGTGTTGCAAAATAATTCTGAGCTTCCGCAACTCTAGGTTTTTTGGTTGGGTTACCGTTTTGAGCGATAAGATAGCACGCCAGTCTTGTCAATCTAATGTCACCAATATTATTGCTGTTACCATAGCCTATCGAAACCATTTTCCCCACATGGGAAAAATGGTTTTCCACAGGTACACCAGTTGTATGGAGTGCAATCTTAGCGCGCTCAACCACCTTTCTGAAAGAATCCCATTTTGCATATTCGAGAACCCCTTGGAGCTCTCTAGCATACCAGAACTCACCTTGCTTATCTTCATGCTTGATAGACTCAAAAATGCTATCACTTTGTTTGATTTTTAACTCACTTGTCATACCTTGATTATATCAAAAAGTAAAAAGCTGCCGGATAACTAAATCAAGCGGCTTAATTTCGATTCGGATTTTACTAATTATTTATATCCCTTTCGCCGTGAGTATTCGTGTATCTCTTCAGTTATTCTCTCTACGGCGCCATCATCGTCTGCAATGTTGGCTCGGATTAGCCTACGACGTAATTCGGTGAGTTTTTTATCTTTTAGCTGGCGTAATATCTTGTTGAACGTGTCGTGGGCTAATCTGCGCTCGTGACGGGACTTAAGAGGGTCATTAAACACCTTATGTAATCTAGTTAGATCGCCCTCTCTCGTCCAGTCCATAATCTATTAAGCTCCAATCCAAGGATCAGTAACTTCAACCTCTGGGTCTTTGTCATCCCCTGATGGTACTGCCTCTTCAATAACTGCAATAACCTTCTGCATATTGTCGTCGTTTGTGTTGCCATAAAATTTCTTAGCAACTTCTAGGTGACTTAATCCGCTGTTGTATGCTTCGATGATATCTTCCTTAGATACGCTACGGCTTACGATTTCACCACTAGTTGCAGTTTCTTTTGCGCTAGCGATAATCTTCTCAGCCTCTTTTTTAGCGTTGGCGATAATCTCTTCGGCTGTAAGCGCGGTTGTATTTTTCTCTGCCATTTTATCGTTTCCCTTCTTTGGTCGTAAGGGGCAGTGTTTAACCACCCCTTACTGTTATTAGATACTAGTCTTTAGCACCAGTCTTAACGTTGATAATCCACTTTGGATCAAGGATTGCCGACGCAAATGCCTCAGCCTTCCAACCAATGGTCATAAACTGGTTGAGTGGGTTAGATGTATCACCCTTGTCTGACTGCTTGATGATAATTTTCTTCAAGCCGCTACCAGCTAAGTCGACAACACCAAATGCCTCTTGACCGTGAATGAAGTTTGAGTAGACAGTCGTTGTACTTGCCTCATCCTTCTGGTTGCTTGATGCTTCGATAAAGCGAACTTTGTGCAAGCGACCTAGTTCACCCTTGTACAGTTCTGCACGGCCAGTGTACTTCTGAGCGTCAATCCAAGCTGTATCACCAGTAATGTTGTATGCAGTATCTGGACCAACCTTACCAATGAAGAATCCGTCTGCATATGGGATTGCGTTGTTTTTCTTCAATGTACGTACAGCCTTGCGGATTTCTGCTACCGTCAGGATATCGTCAGCAGTAATGCCGTTCAATGCAGTTTTCTTATTAGCAAACTGTACTGTAGCACCCTGATGCAATACGTCACGGACCAATGCGTCGATTGTTTCACCTGCATTTTGACCCATAGTTTCAATCGTCTCTTTCATCTCGCGATCGATTGAAGTGTTGTACAGCATGCTTGAGATTTTAGTCCACTTACCGTAGCCACGTAGAGTAGCAACGACTTTGTTGCTTCGGATAGCTTCGTCTTGTGGGTTTTCACCTTCTGTCAATGGCGTTGTAGCCAAGCCAAATGGTGATCGTTTTGTAAAGGTAACCGTTGTACCAGAGTTTTTTCCTAGAGTTTTCTTTTTAGCACCTTCTAGGTGAATTGTGCGGGCTTCGCTTCGCTCCAAGAATTTTTCCTCCAGATATTGGATCATCTCGGCAGAAAGCGTTGCAGTTGTGTTTGTTGCCATGTTATTAACCTTTCTTAAATATCATGTCCTTGTCGACGGAGATATTCTTCCTTCTCGTCTGTAGTAAGCTTGGCGAATGGTTTAACGATCCTAGTGCCGCCTCCACGGAAATCACCAGCGTCATTAATCACAGCGCGTTGCTTAGGTACTTCACCGTCTTTGTGGAATGACTTATATAATTGATATACATCTGTACTTGAGCCAATGACTTTGCCGTTTTGGTCGTAAACAAGTACACTCTGCAGGTATCCGTTTACGGCGTTATCAAGATGTTCATCATACTGATCAGACTCTGGGTCAAACTCTGGGAAATCCCTGAGCGCCATATTTGCCTTATATGACAAATCACTTCTTGATGTTTCGACTTGGGCTTCATAAGCTGCTTGCTCCTGAGCTTGTTGCATATTATCTAGTCGCTGTTGCAACTGTAGGTTCTGCAATACCGCCTTAGCTTCAAATTCTGTGAAGAAGTCACCAGTCTCTGGGTTCTCCATCTCCATAATCTGATCTATTGTTGGCAATTGTTGTGGCTGTGGCTGTACAGGTTGAAATGTGCTTTCGTTCTGTGCGTCAAGCTCCAATTGCTGGCGATAAGCTCTAGTTTCGTTCCGTTTAGCAACTAACTCACGAATAGCTCGATTGTCTTCCTCTAAATCGCGTTCTAGTTGTTCACGGCGCGCCTCTTTGCCCCGTTTCGGCTTCCTGTCTTCGTCTGACTCATCATCAGAATCAGCGTCTTTGCTTTCTTCCTTAGACTTATCGACTTTGACATGTACCACCTCGCCGCTATCTGAGATAACTGCTTTGGTTTCTGGCTCTGAAGAAGCCTCAGAGTTTTGTGTTTCAGCTGGCGTCGACTCAGCGTGGGTAGACTCTTGCTCTACCTCTGTATTAACGACTTCTTGGTTTTCTGCGTCTGATGGCACAGTACCCCTCCTTCTCATTAGATTGTTTAAGCGTCGATTGCAGGTGACGAACCTGGGTTGCGTGAGATGCGCTCCTTTGGTTAGCCAATAGCGAGGATAGCTAACCAAAGCAGAGTACCTTACTACGCCGCTTGGTCAATTACACTTTCTAAGAAGCTCCTTTCCTCTCTTAAAATCTCTACAATACGTTTATTTGCCGATACATAAATAGCTAGTTTCTCTTTATCTGTAATTACTTCTTCTGGTATAGCGTCAGTAGCCTTGTAGAAGGCAATGCGCTCGTCCCAACGGTCAAGCACCTTTTGCAACTTATTCATATCTTGCTTAATAGCATTGATCTCGGCTTGCTTAGCCTCCTCTACCCGCTTGTCTTCTTCTTCATTTGGCTGGTAATATTCTGTACTACGCGGATATAGATTTTCGTCCATTATTCACCCTCCTTTTGGATAACTCCCATAATCGATGCGATTATTTCTTCTTCTGTAAATCCTTTCTGAATCATGCTTGGTACTTCAGCAATTAGGTTTTCTGGTGTGCCTATCTGTCGTAATTCATCTACAATACTTGGCTCTATATCTTCTTGTGGCTCTACTGGTACTTCAGCGACCTGAGCCTCGTCTTCTGCGGGCTGTTCCGTCTCGGCTGTAGCTGTTTCATCGGTAGCAGGGACCGCGGCTTGGGTTTGCGCCTCCTGCATTTCTTTCATTTCTTCTTCTGTAACCTTTAGCTCGTCTAATCCGTCAATGCCAGAGTTGGCAACAATAGCGTTCCATGCGGCTAATTTCTTATCTACTGGTACTACTTGGTTCAGTGACTGGCTAGAATCTAGCGTCTGAATCAATGTCTTCAGAGAATCTAGCTGTGCCGCTTCGCTGTTTACTTTCGTTGTTGACGCGTCAATCTTAAACTTCAGTACGCCCTTAGCTTTTGAAAAGTCTACAGTTGCCTTATTATCGTCATCTAGGACTACGCCATCTAGTACATGACCTTTTTCTTCTAGGTCTCGCAATCTCTGTGCAGTGTCTGTGTCTAGCTGGATTATTTCTACACCTTCACGCTCTGCAAAATACAAGTTAATAGCCGTTTCACTCCACTCCTCAAAGAATGCTTCAAATCCTTTACGTAATGCATTGTCGTCAATAGACAATTGAGCTTGTTGAGTCTTGAGCGCTTGTGGCGTTTTACCGAATCCTGGATTGCCAACCTCTGCACTAATTGAAGTGTCTGGGCTATTGACCAGGTTGAGCATTTGAGACTTCTGTAAGCCGTATAGATTCGGATAGTCGCGGATTGCTGAAGTATCTACAGACATCGCTTCAATACGTACATTTGGGTTCTTAATTTTGTTAAGACCGTTTGGCTTGAATTCAAGGGTTCGCTCGTTTACGTCTCCGTATACGTTAATAGTTGGACGCAATGCGGCGGCGCGGTTGTATTGATAAGCCTGCATATCGCTATCGATCAGGTTCTGTAGAGGACCAATTAATTCTAAGACGCTACGGCCTAGAGGATTGACTCCATCGGCGTCATAAAAATACCAGTTTAAGGGTATCTTAGCCCTTGGGTCTTTATTTTTCTTACGTCGTACAATCTTTTTAGTGGCTGGGTTGAATGTAAAGAAGGTTGCGTTATGACCAATTTGAAAACCAGTTATAATTTCAATACCTGATGGATCAAGTGAGTACTGTTGCTCTGCTTCGCTCTGGTCTTTAGAGTCTTTAGCGACAATAGCTTCTTTTATTTCTTCTAGTGCTTTCAGATCCCAAGTTGGTTCGTATAGTGCGCCCTCTTCTTTGGCAGTGCGGCGTCGTTCTTTTTCGGCATCGATAAGCTTTTCTACGTCAGTCTTTTGCCACCACGTGCGCACAAATAAATAGTCGCTATCACTAGCAGATCTTTTGCCAGGTTGGATAAATACATCACGCCATGAGACTATTAAATAGTCTGGAAGTAGCTTGTCATCGTTGTAAGCTACTGGCGTAAAGACACACTGCGACCCAAACGACTCACCATTTTCAATAGTTATCCACATTTTATGAATCAGGTCATATTCGGCGTTGGCGTTAGGTAGGATTTCTTTTAAGTAAGCAAATTCAGCAAGTATTGGCCATGGACTGTACTCATCAGAAGTAGAGACTACACCAGCCGGAAGTTGCTGTACGGCACGACGTGCAGACTTAATGATAATTGAAGCTGCTGTACCGTCTGTAGTTTTAGGAAACGCTTTAGGTATTTTAGCGTGCGGCTTATTTCTGGCAAGACGGGAATATTCCTCAAAAGCCTGCGTTAGTTTTTCCGTATAGTCTTTTGAGGTGCTACATAGATCGAAAATGTTTTCTTCTGTTAAAAAAGAGAAAGCCACTGATTACTCCAAAGATTACTGTTGTTTCAGTAAACTCTGGTTTGTTTCAGTGGTTTACGCTTGTATTATATCACATTTTTAATCAGTTGTGAAAATAATCATTTTACCTGTTTAATTTTGGTATACTCAAACACAACGTCAAATGATCCTTTGTATGATATCCTAGCGCGGCCATCATAACGGATTGACGGATTGATAAGGCTGTCGTCGTTTTCAATCCTTAGCGTCAACTCATCAACCTTATCACGCGCTTCTGCCATAGATGCAACTCGAAAACGTTCTTCATAGTGTAGCTTAGTTGCTATAACAGTGTGATTTTGATAACTGTTTTCAACTACTACAGACGTCTTATCGTCTAGCTGCTGTTGTTCTTTGACTTTTCCAAATTCTGGCACAAATTTTTTCATATTCCCCCTAATTAATTCCACATTGCTGTTAAGTCGCTATCTGCTAATGATTGATTGTATGAGCTTGAACCTACGTCATCTTCTGGTCGCTGAGCTAGTTGCACCTGATATGCTAGAGAGTCGCTCGCGTCGTCATTAGTTGCTTTAGGAAACATGCTTAGTTCAAGCTCTAAGTCTTTACATAAGTTAGCGTCGCCATGTCTTATATGATAGATTCCTCCGCGTTCATATCGTGGTACCAGTGCTTCAATCCTCAATGCTTTACTGTGTCCGCCATGCTTCAATAATTCGACATCCATATAGACGCCTCTGCGCATCATCTCCTCATCCCAAACAGACTTCAAGGCTTGAGTAAATTGGTTGTCTTCAATTCCGATCTTGTGTAGATTGTACCTCTTCCAGTTTGTAAACATGAGGTCTACTAGGTCAGTCGCGGATAGTTTTGTGCGATAGCATATTACATTCCATTTACCTTCGCGGTCGATAAAATTAAGGGTTACACCAATGTAGTCAGTGCCTTGCTTTACGTCGTCTTTACCTCGCGGGTCAATCGTCATAACGTTGTAAGTGTCAAGCTGTAAGACGTTGCTGAATTCGCGGTATTTGTACCACGCTTGCTTGAATTTGCGATTCTCTTCATCGATTGGGTTTTGCTGATAGAGCGCTGAGAATTCATAACTACCCATTTCTGCGCGTTTTTTCAGTAGCTTCTCAATTGAGAACTTCTCTGGCCATAGAGCCTCACCAGTTTTGCGGTGTTCGTCGTCTTCAGTAGCGATAGCTTTATATTCGATTATCTTCCAATCGTCGTATGCTTCGCCTCTAGCCTTAGCTTCTCGTGAGGCTTTGAGAACACGACCAGCTAGGTCATCGTCGTGCCAGCGCGTAAGAATAAATACGATCATTGAATTACCTTCCTCACGTGTTGAGAAGGTTGACTTATACCAGCCGTCGCGGGCTTCGCGGATCACAGGGCTATCTGCTTCTTCACGGTTCTTGAATGGGTCATCGATAATACCAATTTTGAATCCACGACCAGTTAGCGCTCCACCAACACCGACGGCGGTGTAGCCGCCGCCCTGTTTTGTAATCCAGCGACCTTTTGCTCTAGCGTCGGCTCGTAAGCGTGTAGAAAACATCTTAGTGTAAGTAGCGGATTGCATTATATCCCTGGTTTTTTGTCCAAAATCTGATGCAAGCTCTGCAGAGTAAGATGAGACTACGATTGGAATATTCGGGCTTTTTCCTAGCACCCACGACGGGAATTTCTGCGTGGCTGTATCACTTTTGCCGTGGCGCGGCGGCATAAAAATCATCAATCGGACATCTTCGCCAGCTAACAATCGGCGATATCCTTGCTCCAACTCTTTAGCAATCTCAGCGTGGAACCACTCCAGTTGGTACTTTGGGTCTATAGCAATGCAGTACTCGGCAAAAGAACCGTTATCTGCAATTTCTCTAAGAATCCCGACGGTCTGCTCTGGCTTTAAGTAGTTGCTCTGCTTGTCTTGCACTTAGAGCTACTCCTATATCATTACCGTTTGTAGTCATATCCAGCTTGTCGCCGTAAACTTTTGGATTCATCTTAGACATCAGCCACTTGCGTGTGTCAATTCTTAAACGCGACCTCTGAACATTCTCGCTATTGAATATATACCCGTCACCCTCAAGTTTTTCCATGTAGTCATTGGTGGCGTTATCTGCAATATCAATAATCTCTTCAGCCTGCGCATATGATCGCTCTTCACATGCATGCGCGTATTGCTCACGAAACTTATCATTTTCTCGTAACCATCGAAAAAGTGTCTGCATAGAGACCATATCTTTTTCTTTGCATATAGATCGTACTGAATAGCCTTCTGCTATTTTCTGACATATTCTATCTGCTAGCTTATCAGAGTATTTTGTAGGACGCCCGTTCTTTTTAGGTGTTTTTGTAGGCGGCTTTTTAGAAGACTCAGGCTTGCTTTTGGCTGTAGTTTTGGACATAACCAACATCCTCGCTAGTCGCCCGCGTCTTGTGAGTTAATTAAATTATATCATATTGATAAAAATGTTATAATAATCTCAAGATGAACGAAAAACAATACCAAGAGGTTTCAATATACCTAGACGATTCTGGCGTTTTCTCTCTTAATTCTGGGCATGATTATTTTATATACGCTGGATATCTGTTCTTGGATAACCACGAGCGTATCACAGCAAGAGAGAGGTTCAAAACGATGTCTCAAGAGATAAAATCCAGTCTCGGTATGTCGATGGGATCGGAGTTAAAAGCGGCTGGCTTAGAGATTAAATACAAGAGAAGTCTGTATAATTGCGTCAAGTCATTCAATAGCCTTAGTGCTACAGTGAAGCTGCCTGACGTCAATGAATCTATTATGGCAAACAAGCTATCAATTCATCGCTACAAGGATTATGTCTTAAAGAGAATGATAAAGTCTAAACTAGAGACACTAATTGCGTCTGGTAAAATTGATGCAGACAAGCCAGTTTCTCTGCGAGTCTACATTGACCAGCAGCATACATCAACCAACGGATATTATAAACTCTCAGATAGTATTCGAGAGGAGCTAATACACGGAATTCGTAATTTTGATTACGGTATGTTTTACCCTCCGATATTGTTTGCCGACTTCAAAATTGACATAAAGTTTTGCGATTCATCCCTAGATTATCTGGTTCAGGCAAGTGACATTCTAGCTAATCGCTTATGGTATGGCAGGAACTTCAATCGTCCGAAGCTCTATACTAATATTCCATATCATAATGATATTTTATTGCCATAATGCTTGCGCCATTATGCTTAGCATGGTAGTATAGTGGTACAGACGTAAGTACTGTTACACAGCCATAAGCGATCAAATTGATTAAGCGTATTGTAAATACGTCGCCTGGTTGGGATAACCCTTCTGATTCAGAAGGGTTATTTTTGTTCATCGACTATTCGTCCTTACGCTTGCTCCTCATATTCAGATTCTGACAGTGGCGCGTGATGTTTAGCTATCAGGATGTATGCCTTGTATTCTATTGCTGGCTTTATCACGCTGACATAATGCCCTAAATGCAATCTGCCTGACGGCCGAAAGCCTACTATAGTATTTTACTCATATCTTTTATTTGTGCACCCCATATACTTATTTATTCTTTTTCCACCAATAATATACCTTGTCGTTGCGCGGCACATATTGTTCGTTTCCTGTAGTCTTTGGAGCAAGCAACTCATCTAGCTCTTTATTCCATCTCTCAAGGTCTCGCTTGTAATTATTGATAATTTGCTTTACGATATCATCTTCATGTTCAACCACTTCAGGCTCTCTGTTGCTTATGTTGAGTCTTATAAGAATATCGTAGCCACCATATCGATTAAATCTCTCCCAGTACGATATTCTTCCTTCTGCATGATCAATTGATCTTACTAGACTCTCAATGCGTTTTCGCTTACTATTCTTCATACGTTTTCTCACTTAACAAAATTATTTATTGATTAATGTTTCCATTCTCATCTCTCTTCAGATATTTACGCACACCGTCATTTCCTAGACAATAGGGTGTTTCGTGTATAGTTTTTGGTATTTGATATACATAATCTTTACCGAAAACTCTCTGGCAGACTTGAGTCTCAGTTTTTCTTTTTACTTCTAGCGCTTTCTTGTTTTCCTCCTGTCTGGATATTACAAGTCCTATGCAGGTGACTGCCACGACAAAAAGCAGTATGACAGCTATATCCGCATCGTTGTTATCTTCCATTTTGAATACCTTTCCTTTTCTTCTCTAACTCCTTAAGTTTTTCAGCGACAGCTTTGGCATATCCACCATAAGTATCCTTGCAATGCTTATCTAACAACTTAATTATTTCTTCTAGTGAATAGATGCA